ACCCACTCATGAACCTTATCCTTATCACAATCAAGGCGTGCCTGTGAGTGTGAGCCTTGAACAAGGTCAACCCACTCCTCCTCCTGGAGCGCCTACTGTGCCCACGGACTGGAGCATCAGTCGACAATGAGCCAATTTGAATATACCCTGCCATCTGGCAGTAATTTTCGAGTCAACGGCCCGGCTGGCGCCACACAATTGCAGGCCGATCAAGTTTTCTATGAACAGGTAGTTGCTGGCAGCCTAGTGGGTTATCAACCTGGACAAACACTGACCAGTGTGGCATCTCAAATAACAAAGTTTGAACTCAGCAGACTGGATCGCGGCACAGCCGGAGTAGACACAGTGTCTGTGTTGTCAGTGATACAGAACTCACCTGTAATATCGGGTATTCCTAATTTAGTTAATGTCCCCATACAGAATCCTGTGGACCAGGCCGGTGTGGTACTCAGCAGAGGCGACACCTTGGGAGCAGATCCAGTGGGGCCATTGACAGCATTTCAAACACAACTGTTGTTGGCACAACTGCAGAGCTTGGTTGATCAGCCATTTGACGTGATCACACAGCAAAAAGGCATTGGCAAATTTGGATTCAACTGCTATCAACTGGAACAGGCTGGTTATGTCAAGCCAGGAACCAGTGCAAGATTTTTAGAAAACCCCGATGATTTTGTTTCAGTTATGAACAGCCCTGGCATATGGACTGGTTTAAATGGAGTTGATTCTTTGGATTTTTTGTTGGGTGATCAAAATTTACAAACACAGGTACAAACACAACTCATGCAACAATCTTACCAGGCCTTGAATGCCAGCGGTGTAATTTCTCAGGTACCAACGTCAGCGGTCAGGGTCAGTTCGGGTCAAGTCTATACAGCCACCGGAAATCAAACATTGTCAGCATTGAGTTTAGTGGGCGGCAATTTGAATCTGATTACTGGCACCTCAGCCAAAATAACCAATGTCATCAACGGCGACATAGGAGCCCTCTTGGCCAATGGTGGTAAATTTGGTTCTGTGGCCACGGCTGCGTGGGCTCAAAGCAGTAGACTTTTTGTAAATGCCCAAGGTCAACTTTCATCGGCCATCACAGGCATTGGTAACAGTCTGACCACCCTTCCTAACTTAACTGGCAATCTAGGATCACTGGGTCAACTGAGCCAGTTGAATGTGTCTCAGGCTTTGCAAGATGTGTATGGCAAGGCTGCACAGTTCAGTTTGAATTTTTCCACTGGCAATTTCTTCAGTGGCGGTGGCGATTTGATTTCTGGCACGCAATTGGCTGCTGGATTTAAAAACACTGTGAATCGTGCCACCGTGGATTCTGCAGTTGGTCGTATTTTGGGAAATCCCAAGATACCCGCTCCTTCTTTTATGCCAGCGTTGCCTGGGTCTGGATTAGATATTCCCCAAGCAGAAAATATATTGAAAAGCGTGCAAGGACGCATTGGAGGCATTGGATCACAGGTTACGAATCTAACTTCGCAGGCCAGAAACTTGATCGCCCAAGCACAACCCACGTTTAACCGCATCACAGGATAGAGTAAATACATCATGCCTACTTTTATTGGATTCAACACAATCAATCAAAACAAAAAATTTACCTTGGTGGATTTTGAATTGATCAAACGTGATCTCTTGAATGCATTCAACATACGCCAGGGAGAACTGGTGGGTCGTCCAGCGTATGGTACCAGTATCTGGGATTTTGTGTTTGAAAATCAACTGCAAGAAACGGAACGTGCCTTGTTGACAGAAATACAGCGTGTGGCCGGCGGTGATCCACGTGTGTTTGTCAGCAACTTAGAGATATTCCCCCAACAAAATGGCATGCTGTTACAGTTAGAAATCACAGTGGTACCCAGCACCGACGCACAACGTTTGGCCATATTTTTTGATCAATCGCAACGTCTGGCCAGCTATGTTTAACTACGCAGTTTATTCTGTCCATAAATAATAAAAATTGGAAAAACCATGGCCACAACCACAAGACAAACTGCAATATTTGGTGTTGAAGATTGGAAACGTATCTATCAAACCTATAGAGAAGCCGACTTCCAAAGCTATGATTTTGAAACTCTGCGCAAAAGTTTTGTGGACTATCTGCGTCTTTATTATCCAGAAACATTCAACGATTACATTGAAAGCTCAGAGTTTATTGCCCTCTTGGATGTCATGGCCTTCATGGGCCAGGCCTTGGCCTTCCGCACAGACCTAAACACACGTGAAAATTACCTAGACACAGCAGAACGCCGGGACAGCGTGGTCAAACTGGCCAACTTGGTATCTTACACACCCAAAAGAAACACAGCCTCACAGGGATATCTCAAAATATTTTCAGTGCAAACCACAGAAAATGTCATAGATTACAACGGTGTTAACCTGGCCAATGTCACGGTAAACTGGGCCGATCCCACAAACTTTGACTGGCAAGAACAGTTTACAGCCATCATCAATGCCAGCCTGACCGACACCCAGCGTGTGGGTCGTCCTGGAGCAAGAAGCACCATACTTGGTGTAAGGACCGATGAATACACTGTGAATCTGGTTCCGGGATTCCTGCCAGTGGTACCTTACACGGCCACCGTGGACGGAGTTAACATGCCGTTTGAAGCAGTCAATGCCACAGCCGCTGGAAAAGAATTTGTGTATGAGCCCAGCCCTTTGCCCAATGGTCAATTTAATATTTTGTTCCGCAACGACGAATTGGGATTTGCGTCGGCCAACACAGGTTATTTCTTTTTGTTCAAGCAGGGTGTTTTGCAGAATCAAGATTTCAACCTGCCAGAACGCATAGCCAATCGCCAAGTCAATATCAACATCGAAGGAATCAACAACACCGATCGTTGGTTATATCAGTTGGACAACCTGGGCAACGTGGCCACTGAGTGGCAGTATGTGGAAAGTGTTTATGCAGCAGCTGTAGAACAACTTTTACCCAACGTCAGAAGTTTATTCAGTACCACATCCAGAGTCAACGATCAGATTGCTTTGAATTTTGGCGATGGAGTGTTCAGTGCCATTCCAGTGGGCCTATTCCGTTGCTATGTGCGGGCATCAAATGGCCTGCAATACATTATTAATCCAGAAGAAATGCAAAGTGTGGTCATACCTATCAGCTATGTAAGCCGCACCGGACAATTAGAGACCATAACATTTACCTGTGGTATCACCCAGCCAGTGACCAATGCCCAGGCACGCGAAACCATTGACGAAATCAAACAGCGTGCCCCAGCTCGATATTACACACAAAATCGCATGGTCAATGGTGAAGATTACAACAACTTTCCATTCACAGCCTACAACAGTATTTTAAAAAGCAAGGCCTTGAATCGTGCCAGCATAGGCACCAGTCGTTATTTGGATCTGGTAGATGGCACAGGCAAATATAGCTCAACCAATATTTTTGCCAGCGACGGCGCCTTGTATGAAGCCAACAATTTGCCTGGTTTTAATTTTACCTGGCTGAACAACAATGATATTTCCAGTATCATTACCAATCAGATTGAACCCACTTTGATAGCCGCCGGTGCTCGACAGTTTTATTACGCCAACTACCCCAGACCCGACTTGATTGCACTGAATGTGATTTGGCAACAAAGTACCACCTTGGCCAATGAGACCACTGGATATTTTAAAAATTCACTGGGTACGCCCGAGGCCATTGGCAATTACACCTCTGACAACAAACGCTATATTGTGGTTGGAAGCCTGGTCAAATTTGTACCACCTGCAGGTTATTTTTTCAATTCCAGTAATCAATTGGTAGCTGGGGTTCCTGTACGAGCCGACGAAAAATTAGTGATCTGGGCCAGCCCCACAGCAGTGTATCTAGATGGAACCAATCAAGGTCTGGGCAATTTCAGCAACGGAGTAGGTCCAGTGACCTTGAACAATTATGTGCCCACTGGTGCCATAGCCACACAAGTGATTCCTTTGTTTGTGACTGATCTGAACAGCACAATCAGACAGAGTATTTTAGATCAAATCACGCTGAATAGAAATTGGGGGCTGGGTTACAACAATTTGACAGCCACTTGGTATCTGATCACCAGTACCAAGCT